CCCGCTATGTGGACTACAGGAAAGAATCTCAGCCCGTGTTTATGCCCAAAATGGGGCTACAAGTAACGTCAGAAGGCATAAAAGTTAAGGTTGGGATGGTAAACAGGCACGATTACAGCGAAAAAACACTTGATGAAGCACTAAGGGGGTAACTATGGCAATTCTGAGAGACTATTACTGCACAAACCACGGAATCTTTGAGGCATGGGAGCCTGAATGCCCCATGAAGCTATGCAAAGGGGAAATATCCGTTGTTCACCTCAAACCAGTGGGTACAAGGTCGGCAAAAACCTCTGCAACCGACAAAAACCTTAAACAGTTGGCTATTGAGTACGATATGACCGACATTAAGACCACCAAGGCGGGTGAACACCAAACTGGCTACATGAAACGAAAAAATAAGCTGACTGACAAGCAATTTGCAGAGGCTACAGACGCAATTCAGGCCAATAACCAGAAGCAAACCCGCCCTGGCGACTCCGTAATCTGGGGTGGCGGGGGCAACATCAACATGAAATCCGTGATGGGTGGACAATTTAAATCCGTTGCGGGAGAATCGGTTGGCATCAACCCTAAAGCAGCGGGTGACCTGCAAGGGCCAAGAGCCGCCAGCTATATGGCTGACCCAGACAACCTACAGGTGAAGAGATGAGAATACCCAAGAATCCCGTTGACCGTGAACGCTTTTACCTTGACCTCATAGAAAAGTGCATGGTCAGTCGGGAAGAGCGTAAGGTAGATTACAACTCCTTACGCTCATGGTATTTGTTTGGCAATGGCCCAGACGATTCACCCGCCCTGTACAACAAAATTTTCCCGCACATTGACCAACTGACCTCGTTCCTCTACTCTGCGGAAACCACACGGTTCAGCATCAACACTGGCGCAGCCGTGCCAGATGATGAGCAAGTCAAAGTCCCCTCTCTCACCCGTGCGTTGAATGACGAGTGGCTCAACAGTAATGCCGACCAAGTTTTCTCAACAGCAGTTACTTGGTCACTGGTCTACAACTCAGCCTTCATCAAACTGGTCATCAACAACGGCATTCACCCTTACATGGTTGAGCCAACTTGTATAGGCGTACTGCGGGAAGACACCCCATACTCTGACAGGCAAGAGGCGCTAGTGCAGACTTACTACATCACCAAGTCTGAACTCTATGACCGCCTGTACAGCCACCCCAACAGAGAAAAGATTGTTGCCCGTGTGACATCTACGCAACACCAGCGTACAGATGTAGCCAACGGGATTGAACGAATCATCTTGTCTCAGTCCAACCCCACCATGTACGGTAACGTCAACTTGGACTTGGGTGGCATGAACCGCTACAAGGCAACTGTCGCCGAGGACACGGTTGAGATGACTGAGTTGTGGGTGTGGAACGATGACACCAAGGATTACCAAGTTGTCACCAAGGCTGACCCTGATGTCATCATCTATGACCGACCAGGGCAATCTGTTTTCCTGAAAGGCGAGTTGCCATTTGTGCAAGTCTGCCCCAACCCGCTCTACGACTACTACTGGGGTGGCTCAGAGGTTCAGCGCCTTGTCTACCTCCAACAGTTACGCAACAAGCGGATGACCGAGATTCTTGACTTGCTCTCCAAACAAGTCAGCCCTCCCACCGCTTTGATTGGCTTTACAGGCATTCTTGACGAGAAGAATTTTGCGCTTAACCGTGCAGGTGGCTTACTCGCAACCGATATGCCCAATGCCAAAGTAGAGAAGTTAGCGCCCACTATCCCACCTGATTTGTTCAAGGAAATCGGGGAGATTGACCTGATGTTTGAGGAAGCCTCTGGCATCGTGTCTGTCTTGCAAGGGCGTGGTGAGGCGGGTGTTCGCTCGTCAGGTCACGCATCTCAGCTTGCTCGTTTGGGCTCAAGCCGAGCCAAAAAACGGGCGCTCATCATTGAGGACAGCTTGGAAAAGGTGGCTACCCTGTACCTGAAATGTATGCAGGTGTACGACAACACCCACTTCAAAGACATGGAAGGTAGGAAGTTTATTGCCGAGCAATTTACCAAAGACTTTGTGGTCAAGGTGGATGCTCACAGTAACTCACCAATTTTCATGGAAGACATGCGTCAGTTGGCTTTCAACCTGTACAAGTCTCAAGTTATTGATAAGGAATCCTTGCTTGACTTGCTTGAACCCCCAATGAAACAATTACTCAAAGACCGTCTGAAAAAGATGGAAGCAAAGAGTGAGGCGCAGGCTAAGGCTAAACAAGCACAGCAACCGCCTCCCAAAGCAGAGGGTAAACCAGACTTAAAACAGGTGGGATGATGGCTAAAGACTTAGGAACTAAAAGCATGACCGCACCCAAGGCTGACCAACCAAGGGCATCAACAGAATCTTTGAAAAAAGGCGAAGCGAGTCCTAACTTGACAATGCGTCAAACTGGGATTAAAACCACGACTGGGCGTAGTCAACGTGATTACGCTAGGAAATAACTCAGGAGTACACCGTGTACAAAAAAGCTAAACGTGGACGCAAAAGCTGCCGCTAATCAGTTTCCCCGCAAGGGAAAAAGGGTGTGGCTTACTTCCCTTCCCAAAAAGTTCGCCGCCTCTAACCTTGGAGAAGACCATGCGTAAAGCACGTAAAGGCCGTAAAAGCCGCAAGTAATCCGTAAGGATTTGTCTTTGAGGGGCTGACAGAAAATGCCCCTCACCTATTGACAAGTTGTAAGTAAGTGGTTACAAACACGGCAAGGAGTGATTATGAGTGTTCCAGCAGATAAGTTGATGGAGTTGATGCGAGGCAGCAGAAGCGCCAGCGCACCCCTTCCTGCCCCTGAAGCACCTCAAGCCGCAGGTATGTCTGATGCGGAAACACCTCCTATGGCATCCCCAATGTCTACTCCTGAACCCAAGATGGGAAGCAAGGAAGGCGCACTCATCAACATCAGCATGGCGATGGACTTGCTTGAGCAGTCTCTCCCCGCTCTTGGCTCTGAATCCGTTGAAGGTCAAAAAGCCTTAAATGCTATTCGACAATTGTCTGGCTTAATTGGCCCTCGCAAGGGCAAGACAAACGAACTTCAGCAGTCTGAGATTCTTCAGATGCTACAAACCTTGCCACAGGCGGGTGGTGCTACCCCTGAAGGTAAAGCAATGGCGCAAGCACCCATCCCTGGTATGCCGCCTATGCCCCAACAAGGCGGCGGTATGCCACCTCCTCCCCCACCAATGTAAGGAAACATCATGGATTTATTTAAACCCCGTGGCGCTGCCGCTCCCCGCAGACCCACCGACAACAATCAACAACACGGTGTTATCACCAACACACCTCGCTTTTCTCAGCTTGGCGGCTTGAGCGCCCCTGGCAAGATTGGCAAGATGGGCATGGCTGTCCAAAAGCCTGGTGATGGCAAAAAAGTAATTTAATCGTATAAAGAGGGTAACTTTATGTCACTAGAAAATCTGTCTTTAGAAGCCCGTGATGAGTTGGCGGCACTTGCCCAAACTCTTGCGGAAAATCCCGAAACTCGCAAAGACTTTTTGCGGATGACAAAACGGGTGAAGCCTGACCTTCCCATTCCTGAACTCGACATTGAAGACTACACACACCGTGCTGTCAGCAAGTCTGAAGAACGTGTGCAAGCCTTGGAAGCCAAGTTGCGGGAGAAAGAAGCAGTCGAAGAATTACAGAAACGCCGTACTTCTTTGATGAAAAAAGGTTTGATTTCTAACGAGTCAGAAATTGATGACGTAGAAAAAATCATGTTGGAGCGTGGTATCAACAACCACGAAACAGCCGCTGAGTACCATGCGTGGATGAAGCAGGCAGCAGTGCCTACCTCTTCTGGATACAACCCTTCAGCAGTCAAACAATTTGACCTGAACAAGTATTGGAAGAATCCTTCAGCCGCAGCACGGAACGAAGCAATGAACGCTCTCAATGACTTGCGGAAACCCGTAAGACCCATTGGGTTGTAAGAGGGTATTGTTTTTTCATAGGAGGCCTTATGGCTATTGGCGGCGGCATCCTACCAGCAACAGGGTCAGCACAGTTCAATGAACTGACTTACGTTACTCGTAGAGCCTTCATCCCCAAGCTGGTTGTCC